CAAGCCGCGGGCACAGCACCTCGGCGGGTCCGTCCTTGGCCATGCACGCCGTGCAGGCGGTCACATAGTCAGGGTTGTCACCTTTGTCCTCCCGCTCCTGCCATGACTCGCCGACCTTCTCGTAGCGGCCATGGTGGATGGGCAAATTGTTCTCCTCGATGTAGCGCCACACGTCCTCATCGGTGAAGAGGCGGATGGGGAAGACGAGGCTGGCGCTGTCCAGATTGCGCGCCACGTCGGTGCGGATCGTGATGTCGCCGTAGACCGCATCCGTATCGCTCGCCTTGTGGCCATGGAACATCGCGTCCCACGGCCAGTTGAACGTGCCGGTCGGCCGCTGGTAGATGTCCGCAAGTCCGCAGACAAAGTCCTCGCCGTCCTTCGGGGCGCGGATGCCGGTTGGCAGCATATTGTAGCGGGCGCCGATCTGGTAGTATCCGGCGATCTCCACCTCACCGCCGCCGTCCTGCACCATCGTGGCCGAGGGCGGGAAATCGTAGACGCGCAGTCCGTAGTGCTGGATCACCGCATCGGCAAACCGATACTTGTGCGGCTGCCAAGGCTCGCGGTGAAACACCACCGGCAGGTCATCCCGGTGCCGCCGCACCAAGTCCAGCACCACCATGCTGTCCTTGCCGAATGAGCAGGCGATGCATGGATTACCAAACTCGGCAAGCGACTGCCCGATGAGCCGGTGAGCGTAGGAGACTTTGTCTTCGTAGATCATTAGAAAGAGGCGCCTGCCAATGCCAGTCCTGCTCCCGTGGCGATGCCGCCGCCAATCCCGCCAATCATCCCCATCATGCCAGAGTTGTTAGACGCATTTGCCTGCATATTCGCCGCACGCATCGCCGCCCGATTGTTCTGATAGTTATTGTAAAGGCTGTCCTGACGATTCGTATTAAACGTCGCTGCATTACCAGACAGGTCGATCATCCCGCCGAGCTGTCCGCCGAGCATGTTGCCTGCGGCACCGCCGCTGAACTGACCCATGTTGATACCGGCCTGCATGGCGCGGGAGTATGGGTCAAGGTTCGTCATGTAGTTGCCGTAATTCATGCCCATCGTGGCGCTGTTGCCCAAGAGGTTGGCGCCAAGACCAAGCTGCCCCATGCCGAAGTTTTGGCGATTGAGCATCCCTTGGTTGACGGCGTTGTTGGCATTCAGCATGAACGAGCGATTTGCGTCGGTCTGCTGCATGTTGGCCGCTTGATTGAGGCGCTGGGCTTCCATGGACGTTTGCCCAAGGAACTGGTCGCGCTGCTGGTTGGCCAAACCGGCGCGCATGGCGGCGTCTTGGTTGGCCAAGTTGGCTTGCTGCTGGAATTGAGCGTCAGCCTGTGCAATGGAAAGGTCGGTGCCTTGGTTGAGGCGCTGGGCGTCCATCGCCGCCGCTTGATTGGCCAATGATTGCTGCGCCGCCACGCCTTGGTTGGCCAATGATGCCTGCAAGCGGTTGCCGACATTGCTGAACTGGCGGGCAATGTCCTGCTGTTGGACGGCAGCGGCAAACGCATTGTCTTCGGCCATGCGGGCGCGCGAGTAGCGGTCACGGTTGAGAAGTTCGGCGGCCATTCCGGCGCCTCCGGTAGCCAGACCGCGCGCTGCCATGCCTTGGCGAGCCGCCTGCACTGCATCGCGTGACGCTTCTGGCGAGAGCATTCCGTTGCTGCTGGCTCGGTTGATGGCCTGCTGCATGAGGGCAGATCCAAGTTGGCCTTGACCGACATTACTGGCCCTGACATTCCTGACGCGGTCGGCGTTGACTGCCGACACGTCGCGCACCGCGCCAAGCTGGGCGCCGGAGACATTCTGAGCGGCAACCTCGCGGACGTTGGTTGGTGCAACCACTTGGTCGGCGCGCACGCCCATAGCCTGCTGGCCGAGGCGCTGAAGCTGTCGCTCTGAGCGTGTCGGGCCAGACATCATATTGCCAACGCCAAGCGCGGAGGCCAGCGAGCCAAGCCCGCCGAGAGCTTGCGATTGGCCCATGACGTTCTGCCCAGCGTCGATGGCCGATTGCGTGAAGCGGTTATCCAACCGGCCAGCCTGCGCGTCGATCTGTGCCTGCTGGATCGCGTTGAAGTTGTTGGCGGTCGCCGGTAGGTTCTGGTTGATGAAGCCGACATTGTCAGCGGCAAGGCCGCGGCCTTCTTGGGCGATCTGTGGGGCGCTGATGTTACTTCCCTGCTGCGGTCCACGCGGACGGCGCCTTGCAGGTTGGCGGCGGGCTGGTGTTCTTTTTGCCATAGTGTTTTGTTCGGTTAATCCTTAAAACTTGATGCAATACAGCATGGCGATGTTCTTCGGGCGGGTTTCGGTGCCGCCGGTTGAGCTTGTGTTGATTGCCGTTGTAAGTAAGTCCGTGCGCTGGGCGGTAAAACTGCCGCCGCTCGCTGCTCCCGCCGCCGCCCCCGGCTCGTGAGTGTGTAGGTGGCTTTTTAAATCATCCGCCTGCTTTGCTCCAAACGTCCCAGCAGCCGTGGCGTCGCTGTTGGTTCCGCTGCCGCGCACGAAGTAGCCGCGAAGATCTGGCAGGTCAAAAGTCGTGCTGCCGTCGCCTGCTCCGTAGGTCGTGCCGATAGCACTGAACAGTGAAGCGTAGGTTGTGCGGTTGACGTTGCTACCGTCCGCCGCCAACCATCCGCTCGGAGCGCTATTCATGGCAAAGGCCATCACGGCTCCAGCTGGAACAAGGGCTTGCTGTGCGGCCGTTGCCAACTTGCTGCCGTCAATGGCCGCCGAAGCGCTGATGTCCGCGTTGACGATAACGCCCGATCCAATGGCGGTCACGCCGGAGCTGCTAATAGTTACGTCACCTGTAACCGCCGTTGCGGTAGGGACGTTTGTTGCATTGCCAATCAGCACGCTTCCAGCGGTAATGTTGGCGAGCTTGCTGTGGTCAATAGCCGCCGATCCGCTAATATCCGCGTTTACAATCGTGCCATCGACAATGTTGGCCGATGCCACGGTGATGGCGCTTGGCAAGGCTCCAGTCGCCAGCTTACTCAATGAAATTGCCGCCGATGCGTTCACGTCGGCATCAACAATCACGCCCGCGCCGATAGCTGTAACGCCGGAGCTATTGACCGTCACGTCGCCGCTCAGAGCTGTTGAGGTCGGGACGTTTGTTGCATTGCCCATTAGCACTTGGCCCGCTGTGATATTGGCGAGCTTGGAGTGCGCAATACCGGCCGATGCGCTGACATCGGCGTCCACGATCACGCCGGAGCCGATAGCGGTTACACCAGAGCTGTTGATAGTAACGTCACCGGAGAGTGCCGTGGCGGTTGGGGCATTGCTGGCATTTCCCATGAGCACCTGACCAGCAGTTATGTTTGCCAGCTTGGTGTGAGCAATCGCAGCGGAGGCATTGATGTCCGCATTGACGATGGTGCCGTCTACCAGATTGGCCGAGGCAACGGTGATGGCTGTTGGCAAAGCGCCGGTTGCCAGCTTGCTCAATCCGATGGCCGCCGAGGCGTTGATGTCTGCATCCACAATCACACCGGACCCAATAGCTGTGACGCCTGAGCTGTTGACCGTGACATCGCCACTGAGAGCTGTTGCCGTTGGCGCATTGCTTGCGTTGCCAAGAAGCACCTGACCAGCCGTAATGTTGGCCAGTTTGCTGTGAGCGATAGCCGCCGAAGCGCCGATGTCGGCGTTGACGATGTTGGCTATCGTGGCCGCATCGACCAAGTTGTTGAGTTTGGTCGCCGTGACGGTGTCGCCGCTGGCAAATGTTTGTCCTTTTGTGAGTGTAGCCATAATTATGCTGCGTTTCTGGTTTCTGTGGGAGGCAAGGACTTGGGCGATGCCTCAATGCTGGCGGATCTGATTTCCGGCCGCCCGCCGGAGGTTTCGTAAATGACTTCGGCCGCGTGTGCCTTGAACCGCACCGGAGACTTCATGTTGTAATCCTCGCTGGTCGCGTTGCTGTTGGTCAGCTCGCCGATGGTTGTCTCGGTGTCGGGGTTGATCGTGCTGATCTTTGTCGTGACGGTGGCTCCGGCCGGAATGACGGCATCGGCGATCGTGCGGAGGAACCGTTTGGAGTGCATGTCGCCAAAGTCGTAGCGGCGCGTCTTGATGCTGCCGGTGATCGGATTGGTCGCCGTGCCGGTCGATTGGTCGTCGCCTCCGGTTGTCTGCTCCTCAAGCAGATAGAGGTTGCCAGATCGAGGGATGCTAAAGAGGCGTCGAGCGTTGTTGTAGGTTGCGACCAAGATTTGATTGATAGCCGCCGACGACGGATAGGTGTCGCGGTATTCCCACTGCTCATTAAGCGAGTTCCAGCAGATGACGAGTTGGTTTCCGTCGAGTGCATTGCTGCTGGTCGGTAAGGCGATCACATAGCGGTTGTTATGCCAAACAGCATGGGCGCTGTCCTCGACGCGGCTCTGGTTGACTGTGCTGAACAGGTCGTCAATCGGCTCCGAGAGCGGCCGCGTATCGCCGCGCAGCTTCAAGTCAAGGCGGCTGTCGAGGCGGTAGATGCCTGCGTCACTCAGGAAAAAAACGAAGTTTCCTGCGGTGCAGATGGTGTTTCTGGCCGAGCAGCCGATCTCGTTGGTCAGGAGGGTAAGGCCGCTGACCGGAGTATCGACGCTAAAGTCGCTACCATCGGTGCTGCTGAATTGGTTCAGCGTGGCGAGCCAGATGGACTTGCGGCAGAAGACCAGCGCCTGCCCTTCAACCCACGGATGGATGGCAACAATGCGGTCATCGCCGCCTGCGCCTGCGCGGAAGCTATTGAAGAAAGGATCAAACAAATCTGGCTCGAGAACATCGCTGATGCCGACTGTGTCGCGGGTCTTGGCGATCCAGAGGCGGTTGTTGAAATAGGTTGCCCATCCGGTTGACGGCATGCGCGTGAAGCTGGCGCCCTCGCTTGGGACGCCCGCAGTGGAGCGAATAAAGACAGATCCGCTTCCTGCCCAATACAGAGGCGCCTTGACGCGGCGAACCTTGATTCCGGCGACTGCGTGCGTTGCGGTTCCGCTGGGGACGGTGATGGTGAAGCTGTCGGTTGAGCTGCTGACGATGTCGTATTCGTGGCCGTCGAAGGCAGGTGTCGTGCTGCCTTCGATGCGGACGCGGGCGCCAACCGGATAGCCATGGGCGGTGACGTTGACGGTCGCCGTGGTAGAACTGACAGTAATCCCTGAAGCAGTGGTGAGCTTTTCTTCCCATCCGCTCACCGTTCTGTCGGCCTCGCGCAGCACATAGACGCGATCAAATGCTTGCACCACGCTAACAGTGTCGGTCGCTTCGACTGTCTCGCTCGGAGATGTCGGATAAGTCAGCGTGGTCGTTCCGCTTTGCTTCCATAGCGTTGTGCTGTCTGCGCCGACCATGACGATGTATTCAGCGGCATTGTCGTAGTTCTGCGAGGCAAAGACTCCGGCGGCATAAAGCCCGCCGCTGTAAGTGTCGCGCACGATTGGCTCGTTGGGCGCTGGTGACAAAACGAAGTCCAAGGTCAGTGGTGCTCCTGTGACTCCAATGCTGTCCGTAAGACGCTTTGATCCTTTGCGAGTCTGCGCGACTCCGCGATCCAAGCGCATGTTGACGCTGTCTTGCAGCATGCCTGCCGGTAGCGTGAGCGGGTTTAACCGGCTGGCGAAGCCGATGAAGCCGTTGTCGCCGTCGCGTTGGACTGGAGATTCTAATGCCATTAGTTAAGTGCTGCCTTGAGTCTGCTCTTGAACCGCGCGGCGTCGGCGGGGCTGATGTCGTTCTTGCGATTGGGGGCGATCTGCTGGTGGGTCACGATGCGGGACATGGGGATGTGCCAGCGCTTCATGCGGGGCACGATGTATTGGATGGCGCTGTCCATGGCCGCTTCACCGAGCGGGTCTTCGTATGTATTGCCGTCCCACGCCACGCCGAGGCTGTAGCTGTTGCAGTCGGGAACGCCTTGCCATGAGCTGATGCCTGCATGCCAGCAGCGGGCGGTATCGTCGGCGAGGACGGTGCGGTTGCCGTTTCTGGCGATGATGACGTGGTAGGACACTTTGCTCTCAGGGTTCACGCACCAAGAGACGGAGCCGTTATAGCTGCCGCTCGTATGGTGCAGGACGATCATGGTCGGTGTGATGGGTCTGCCGCTTTTGTTCGGGGTGTTGAGACGGCGTTCGTCGTAGGCTTTGCTCGCGGCGGGTGTGGAGACGGTTGTGGATGCGTATGGCAAGCTCGGCGAGGCTGGCGCTGGGCCAGTCGCGGACTTTTTGCCAAACAGATTCTTGATCCACTTCCACATGCGCTTACTTAGCGTGGCCTTTAGGCGGCGGGTTGACGGTGACGGTGGCCTGCTGCTTCAAGAAGTCATAGCCGACCGTCACGCACCCAGCCGCAAGAGCAGCCCAGCTCACGGCGAGGATCGCAACTGCAATGAGTTTTGTGGCGCGGGCGTGGCTCATGGAGTCAGAGGCGGGCGTTGTGGTCTTTCGCCATCAGCAATCCCCATCCGGCCAATAGACTTGCGCCGACGAGGCCGAGGTCAGGGATTGTGCCGCTGGCCAGAAATTCGCGTCCGGCCGTGGACAAGCTGGCGATGATAGTGAGTGCTCCGAGCAGGTTCGTTTTCCAGTTTCTCATATTATTTCAGTTCCTTCCGTTTCTTTTGAATGTCGTGCAGGACGCTCACAAGAGTCGCCAAGCCGACCAAAATACCGATGCAAAGACCTGCAACACGCAGGGTTGTTTCAAGGTGTGGCAACATAGAAAAGACAGACGAGCCAATGGATGTGACGGTGCCGACAACACCCTTCTCTGTCGTCGTCATGTGATAGTGCCACGAAGTCATAGCCACACCCTCCGCTGCTGGGTCGGAGTGACGCTGTAGGCCGGTGCCGGATCGGGCCGGTCGTCGGTCACGCGGAGGTTGAGGTGCCAGCCGTCGAGCAGCGTGCTGACCGGATTCTCGGGGTCGCTGTTGTCGGTGTCGGTGAGGATGCCGACCGGATCAAGCGCATAGTCTTCTCCGCTGGTCTTCCATCCGGTCTCGCTGTCGTAGTAATCGGCCAGCGCGGTCTGGGCCGTCTGCTCGTCGGGGAATTTGTAGAGAAAGTCCTTCATGTTACGTCGTGAGTTGTTGGAGCAAACTGTTGCTCAAGCGGCGGGGCCAGTAGGCGATGCGGCGGATATGGCTGTTAGCCAGCAGCGCGCTGCCGCCACGGTTGCCAATATAAAGATGCGTTGCGGTTGGCACCGTGCCAGATGCTTGAGATACAACCGCGCCACCCTGCACTGTCGCCGCGAAGTCTGACGCCTTGTATGCAACGATTACTCTTGTCGGCCACACAGAAGAGTTTCCTGCATTAAACTCGTCCCACTGGCTGGCTGTAGCCGTCACAATGGTTACGCGCATCCTGCGGCCGGAGCCGCCTTGGAGGCCCATTGCAACGCGATTGTTGAGCGTGTTGTCGTCAAGCGACGCTATGGTAACTAAGTTGGTGTTCAGCGTGTCTCGCTGAACCTCCGCAAACAAAGTCCCCTCGCTCTGATTATAGAAGCTGGAGATCGGCGTGACGACCGCACTGTCCGCTGCGCGGGTGGCGGCGGCGGTGGTCGTCGGGATGTAGGACGTGGCGAAGGCGCCTTGCTCAAGCTGCGGGGCGGCTATGCGGAGGGTTAGGTCGATGGGGTTGCCAGAGGCGTAATTGATGCGGATAAAGCCATAAACATGCGCTGTTGACGCGTCTGTGAGCGTTCTTGTAGCAACTGCTCTTTGGGTGGGTAGTGCTGCGCTGGTTGGGGTGAACGCTGCGTTGGTTGTTTGTAAAACAGCGTTTGCGGCGCTGCGCTCTTGAACGGTGCACTGAACAGACGTAACATTGGTGAGACTTCCAGCAGCAAGTTTGACATGCATTGAATGTGTCCACGATTGACCGCTTAATCCAGACACGACTGTAGCGGCTTCCCCTGCAAAAACCCCATCACCGTTGCCGGTTGGAGTGCCGCTTATTTTAACGTCAATGTAATTTAAGCCGCCCTCCGTCCCAGAACCCAATAGTTCTACAGTCAGTCCATTGGTGGCCATTGCTGCTCCAGAGATCCAATTCGTCGGCATCACCCCACCACTCCCAATCACCCCAGCCGTCGAACCACCAGCCTGCGAGTTGCGGATGCTATTCGTCCGCGCCTCCTCGATGAGCAGCCCCAAGCTGCTGCCGCCGGAATGGTCGAAGCGTGGCGTGTCGTTGGCGGCCGTTTGCAGGGTGCCGTTGGCGTCGAAGAAGGTGGCGTTGCTGGCGCGGGTGAAGGTGATCGCGGGGCCGGTGCCGTTGTTTAAGGTCTTTTCCCCGGCAAAGTCGCGGCTGAAGGTCGGGCGCGCGATGGCGGCGCCGGACCCAGCGGAGAGCGACAATGTCGGGGCGAGGATCATTCTTAGGCGGTGTAGGCGATGATGCGGCCGCTGTGCAGGTCGATGGCGGTGAACTTGCCGAAGAGGATGGTGCCTGCCGGAATGACTGGGGCGCTGGCGTCGGTCGTGTTCGCAATGTCGGCGATGTTGCCGGTGAGCGTGTGGAACTTGGCGTCGGCGAGGACTTGGACGGCGAGCCAGTCGCCGGTGCGGGCCGTGGTGTCGGCGATGTAGTTGCCGCCGCTCAGGCCGTTGGTGATTTTGTTATTAGGGAATCCCATAGTGTTGGTTGGTTAGTATTGGTTGACGCGGGCGGTCCATGTGGATGGTTGGCCTTGCTGAAAGTAATATTTGTCGCGCTGTGAGATTAACTCGGCTTCTGCGAGCTGTTCCATGGCCAGAGCCTTGTCGAACTGGCCGTCCTCAATTTGCAAATCCGAGGCGAGCTGATAGCCGACTGCTTTGGCGATGACGGCGGGCACGGTCGCGGAAAGGTTGCTCGCGGAGTATTCGGTCGGGCGGATGCGGTAGTTGACCCAGACGGTGGTTGGCAGGTCGGTGCCTTGCGGGAAGCGCACGTTGTCGCCGAGGAGCGTGTAGCCAATCTGGCGCGGGGCAACGTGGGTTGCAGGATTGTCGCGGAGGACGCCGAAGACTTCGCCCATGGCGGTCTCGCCGGTTTGCTCGTAGGGGATGAAGTAGCCGGTGGTGTCGTTGCCTTCGACGGTGCGTTCTTCGACGCGCATAAGCTCAGGCCAGTCGGCCCATTCCCAGCAGTCTGCGATGCGTTCGTTGGCGGCGGCGACCATCATGGTCTTGGCGCCGGATGGGATGGCGTCGATGGTGCTGGCGTCGTTGCCGACACGCTGCCATGCGCGGAGCAAGATAGATTGTAGAGTTACTGTCCTCATTGTGCGCTTAGTTCGGCAACAGCCTCCGCACTCGCCTCTTCAAACGTAGCCGCAGGGCTTCCAAAGCTCTCCGCTGGTGCGGGTGTCGGGGATGCGGCCCATGAAAGCATCACGCCTTCCAGCCATGTCTTGCAGGCGGTCATCTTCGGGCCGAGGGGTTTGTCTGCTTGGAGCAGGGCCATCTCAAAACGCTGGAGGGCGAGCGTCTGGTAGGGGGAGAAGTATTGGCTGACGGCTTGCTCGGCGGTGATTGTCGGCAACGGCGCAGGCGTTCCTGCCACCCATTGCCGCTCCACACGATCCTCAAACCAGACAACGCTTGGCTCCCATGAGCCTTGTTCGGGCTTCGGGATTTTGACCAGCGGCACTACGGATTCGCCCTCTGGCACATCGCGCCAGTTGCCTTCGTCATCCGTAAGCAGGCTGACGAGTTGCTGGCTCGGCACAAGGCCGACTGTGAACATTTGATTAGGTTCCATAAGCTACCTCCACGGCGTCCACGCTGGCCGTCCAGCGGAAAATTGTTGCCGAAAGCCCTGTCGGGCGGACGCGAATATAGTCGCCTGCATCCACTGTGGCGATTTCCAGCGAGGTGCCTGCTGCGCTGTCCGTTCCGATGGTGACTGCTGCGAAAACTTCGCTGCTGGTTCCCCCCACATTCTTGGCCGCATACTGCCGCTCAAACGTGGCAACGGTTGCGCCCGTGGAAGAAACGCCGACCACTTTGATGTTGCAGAAAATAACCTTGCCGCTGGGAATCGTCAGATAGGTGGTGCTGCCATCCAGCGCCATCTCGACGGCGGCGTTGGTAGTGGTTTTGCAGCGCAGGACGGCGCGGATGGCCTGCGCGTCTCCGTCTGCGGCAAAAAAGCCAGCAGAGTGCGCCAATAGTGCGTATCTGTTGGCAACAGCGCGAATACCGAGCGCAGATGAATAGGCTGAAGACG